TTACGCCGATTTGTAACGGGATGGATCGTAATGCTCGCCTTTCTTGTGCACGTGATACGCAATGACGGCAAGTTTACGCATCAATGCGGCGATGATGACTTTTTTAGGCTTCTTCTTCGCTTCCAGCCTTGCAATAAAATCAGGAAATGCCCTTATGCGGTATGCAACCATGGCAGGCATAAACAAGACGGCGCGTAATTTCCTGTTGCCAAACTTGGTCAGTTTACCTTTTCCTCTTACGCTTGTGCCTGATTCTTTTTGTTGCGGGCTTAGGCCTGCGAACGCTGCAAATTTGTTTGATGTTTCAAACTGCGAAGATGTGAGATGATGAAACAATACGGCTGCGGTCATTCTTCCAATTCCCGGTATGGTTTCAAGACATTTCACGCCTTCCTTGCATTTCGGCTTCTCCGTCTGCTCTTTTATCTTCGCCTTTAAAACTTCAAGCTGTTCATTCATGGCTTTGATGATTTCTGCATATGCTTTAGCCGCTTCTTCATCTTTTGCCACCTGATAACGATTTTTCATTGCCGCGCATTCGCTTTTGATTTGCGTATATGCTACCGTCATCCGTGAAAGCCTGTATTGCTCGTCTGTCGGCTTTTGCCTTTTTACAAGCTCGCTTTCCTGCGCCGACCGGCAATACTCCGCTATCAGTTTTGCATCCTGTTTGTCTGTTTTGGTGCGTTTGAATCTGCTTTCTGCATACTTGCTTATTTTCAGCGGGTTCACTACGTAAACGCTGTAATACTGCGCGAAGTAGTCGGCAACTTCTTCATAATAGTTTCCCGTTGCCTCCATACAGATATGCAGATTCTGACATCCCAAGCTTTTCAACCAGTCCGAAAACTGATTTAAACCTTTTGAATTGTTGTCAAACTTTGCCGAATATTCGGCATTGCCGACCATGGCGAATGCGTCAAATGTCAGCTTTGATATATCCAATCCTACGGCGTTACGCATGGGATTACCCTTATCTATTCAGAATCTATGTTCTTTGATACTACTCAATTTCACAAACAAGAAAACCGCCCGCCTATTCTCGTCATCAAACTTTAAGTTTGTGGTTTATTCAGACTGGACGGTTGCGGCAAAGGGTAGCTATTCCTTTGCCGTGTCTGATTTTATTTGGGTTGCAGGTTTTGGTAAAGGTTTCTGTTGCGACCCGAATGTCTGATTTTTTTTGGGCGTATCTCATTCTAGAATCACTCCGTTAGTGGGTTTCCGGTATTGAAAAACAGTTCATAAAAAGGAAAAGGGGGTATTCATAAAGATTGGGTAAAAAGCGCGCCCAATCTTTACAAAGCTTCCCCCTTTTCCTTTTTTCTGCCCTATTTTCCTGCACCTACAACCCCCGAACGAAGCGATTCTAGACTGAGACACTTTAAAAAAAACAGCCATTCTAGCAGTTAACCCCCTTCACTCAGCTCAAGCCATCCTGAGGTATAGTGGCTGAATTTGTGATTTTGGTTTTATCAAACAAAATATTTGACTGAAGTCACATGGCGGTCGTCATATGGGGGTTCCTTTGCACCCAAAAAATCGACCGCGTAACGGTTTACTAAAACTTCATCGTCCTTAAACTTTTGGTACTGTTTCCGGCAATATTTTTTGAACTCCGTTAAATTTGATGGCAAGAATCCGCAACCGTCTGCACCGTAAATGTAATCAACTTCAAACAAACTGTCTTTCCGGGCAACCCGACCATCTTTAAGCCAGAACATAGGCTCGAAATAAAAAACTTTCGACGTGTCCGGAAACTTATGAAGACGGAGAACACGTGTGAAATCCCCGTTTTCATCTACAATTTTGATATATCTTGGTTTGTTAATCATGACATCCTCAGATTTAGTATTCAGAATATGATTTTAAAAAGAACTTTCTGCTTTACGACTCCGCCGCCAATTCCTTCAAACGGTTTTCCGCGCTCTTCAGTTGTCGTACATGAGATTTTGCTACGGCTTTCCGCCCATTACGAGAACTTGCGGCTTGTCCGCTTTCGCGGACTGTTCCACCTGTTCCGTCCTTTGCTGTTCGTCCTTATAAGGATTGAAAGGCAACCCGTTTTTCACATATTCTTTACACATTATCTTTGTTATTTCTTTCAAGGGTGTTCCTTGATTTGAATAGCATGTGCAATCTGATTTTCCGCCGTCTATACATCCGGCGATTTGCTCAAAGGTTTTTACTTGTCGGACTGTGTTATAAATAGGCTTGCTTTCGGGCTTTTCGGGTAAAGTCGGCACAAAGTCTTCAGGTTTCAAATTGTCTGAATTTTTTAAAGGCATTTCCTCTGATGATGCAGGCTGCTCCGTCATCGTCTGCACAACGCTTTCTTTTTGCGCTTCCTGCTCAATCCGGCTGTCTGTGGCTTTGCTGTAAACTTTAAAAATGCCGAAACTTTTCCAGCCCACAAACCCTATAATCGCAATTAACGCCCAAACCGCCCAAGGAACTTTTTTCTTGAACTTTTGGTGCTGGCTTGCTGATTTATAGTATTTGAAGGCTTCTTTCGGCGGTTTCCAACTTGCGACTTCTACGCCGCTTACGCCTGCGGGATTGTCCAACGACGTTACACACTTGTACCAAGAATACTGCTTCATGCCGATTGCCTTGCGTTCAAGGTGTACATGCTTTGAAACAAGGTTGCGGACGAATATATCAAGTTGGCTCGGGTGCTGCGTCATCAAAATAACGGTATGCCCGTGATGGCGGAGTTCTGTCAGTTCCTGAATATAAGGCGGAACGGGACGGCCTGCCGCGCGTACCGGATAAGTGTAGTGCGCTTCGTCAACAATCAGCACTGCGCCTTCCGGTATGACATCACGAAGCGGGGCGGACATGATTTGCTCTTCCGTCAGTTCGTGGGCTTTAAACTGCCGTTTATCCAATCCGTCGATATGGCAGAAATAAAGCGGCCTGTCTACCTCTGTGCCGTCTTCCAATTTCATTTTGAACAATCCGTCTTCGTTGTTCAAAATCATAGAGACGACGCGGGAGGTTTTGCCTGTCCCCATGTTTCCTGTAAACAGATAAATCATGCTTCTACCTCATCCTGGAAAGACAAACGTCAGTTTTTTTGAATGCGTGCATACCAATGAAGAACGAGAATGCGCCGAACAGGTAGCCCAAACCCTGCCCGAATCCCGAAATTAAAAGAAGGTTCAGTATGTCGGAAGGCATGGAATTAATCGCATTTGACGTGTAGTCTTTGAACTTTTCCAGCGCGATGAGATAACCGGCATAGGTTACAAATGTCAGACCTGTTGCAAGGATGATTCTGACAATCAGCATTTTCAGAAGTATGCCTAAAAGTGGAATCAGACCGGCAAGTAATGGCATTTATTTCCCCTTCAACGAACCGAAAACGACAAAAGCCGACATAATGATAAAGGCGAGCAGTACGGCAAAACGGATTTTTTCGGCAAACACGCACAACGGCTCATAGCTTGCCTGATATTGCCTACCGAAAACATGAAAGGTTTTCGGCTGCGGACATACGCCGTTAGATGGTAAAAAGTTATGTGAAGACCATGTTTTATCGTCTATAACCTGCGGTATGCTTATATCGTGAAACATGCCGTCTGAAGGTTTGCCCATCTCCTGACAGGCTAGGATTTCCGGAAAATAATCGCACAAAAGCCCGCCGTCTTCGCCTTCTTTCCTTTCTTTGCGATGCCTACCGTTTGGGCGGTCCGGAACGGCGGGGGAATCGGGTCTTGTGCCGGGCTGTCCGTCCGTATCGGGATTTGCATCGGGATTCAAATCGGGGTCGGGTTCGGGATTGGGGCTCGTGCCGGGGTTCTCATTGGGGTTCGGGTTGTTTGCGGGGTTTTCGGCGGGCGATACTTCGGGCAGCGGCTGTGCGTTCGGTGCTTCCGCGCTTCCGGGTGTGAGGTCGGGACGCGGGATTACTTGAACATCCACCGTGGTGTTGCCTTGCGAATCCCTGCCGAATGTTGCGACAACCTGAACTGGATTCCCGTTCCTGTCCGTGACGGGACCCATATTCACTTTTGTTCCGGGTGCGACTTCTACTTTTTCGGAATAACCGGGATATCCGGTTGCCTTTATGTATTTGTCGGGATTGGCATCGACTTTCAACGATAAAATCTCTTCCAGCTTTTTGGCATCCATTTCTTCTTTGTATTTCGGATTGCGGCTAAGGGAAAAATTAGCCCCATTTCTGTAATCATCACCTTTATTGACCACACAATCTCCGCCGTTCCAATCAAATGTGCAACGATTTAAAACAAAATTATTCCAATCCAAAGAACTTAATTTATTCAGTTCTTCTTTATGCCAATTCCAAAACGGACGTGCCAGCCTATACATTTGGCTTTGCATCAATTCTTTGACTTCGGGGAATCTGCTGTCATCGGACATAAGGCGCATAATCGAACTGTCAACGCCGTAGCAGCCATAGGTTCTATTAATACGTCTTTTGTCTTCGTACCAAAGGCAATTACTATATTCGTAGCCTTTTACAAATTTGTCGGTTTCGGGGTCGTATTGGTAGCCTTGTGCCTGTATGTCTTCTTTGAAAGTTTCGTATACGTCATGGGCTAAAAGGGCTGTTCCGACATAAGGAACTGCCCTTGTGCTTAATTTCGCGCCTAAGCGGGCAAGTTTGCCGACTCCTGACAAGACGGCGGCGCGGGAAACTGATGCAGTTACTTTAACGGGGACTTTTTCAAGAGAGCGTGCGCCTGTTGAACTTTCTAATACATTCAAATTCAAACTTTTATCAAATTTGTAATTATATTCTGTATGAATTCCTCCTCCCTCACCTAAAACTTTGTATGCCTTAAATCCATTATCGTTATATTTTTCCGAAAGTGCATACATCAATTTCCCATTTTTAATTTCTAAATCTGCTGAAAAAGATTTAGCACTCAAAAGAAACAGAAAAGAAATTATTAGAATCCGAAACATCAATTTTTCCATTGCCAATAATGAAAAATGAATCATCCTTGAATTTAATTTCAAAGCAAGATTCATTAAAATTAATTCTATTAAAAAAATTATGACATTTATCCATTGAGAAATTTTTCAATAGACCAGTTTCTTTCAAATAACAATAAAACACATAAGAAAGAGGCCTATCAGGATAAGATTCTGACAATTTATCTAAATCAGAATTTGATATATAGAAAAAGTCACGTTCATTTTTATTCATGGTTTCAAGCCTCAAATGTCTAATTAAAAGCCTGATTTTGACACCATAACTTCATGCGCTCAATCCTTAAACAGAACCGCCCCAATTAATACGGGTACGGAAACGCCGAGATAAAAATAAAAATCCATCATTTCAAAACCTTTTTCAGCAGGGAAACAAAGTAAACGGACGCGAGGATGCCGAATACTATCCAGCCTGTTTCAAGACCGCTTTGCAGGTTGTCTTTCGGACTGCATTCCGCCAATAAAAGCCTTAGCGGCTGACCGTCCGACATCTTCCACAGGCTGCCGTTATATTCCGGCCTGACAATCTGTCCGTTTTCTTTGATTCTTGGTACTACCAAGCTGAAATAAAGGTTTTCAGCCTGGTGCTTCTCAAGACATTTATTTCCGACTTGGTAGTACATGCCGTCTTACTTCATCACTCTCTTAACAATGGAAAACACAAAAAGCGCGGCGAAAATGCCCACTACAATCCAACCGGCTTCCATACCGTCGGCTTTTGCGGCTTCCAAAGCGTTTTTTGCTGTATCGGGCAACGTTGCATTTGCATGTGCGGCCAAAGCCAGGGGAGCAGCTGTTAGAACAGCCAGTTTTGCGCCGTATTTGCGGCAGGTGTTCATGATGTTCATGATATTTTCCTTTACGAAATTTTTAAAAAAATGTGTTTGCGGGCTTTGTGAAGGTTTTAGAGACCGCCCGCCGAGCCTCTTAAACTTAATCTTCTTTTTCGTAGAATCCGAAAATTACAAATTCCCCGCCTATCTCTTCCAATGCCGAGCTAAAAGCGTCTTCATAGCTGTCATATTTACCGGCTGATTTGATGTTCGGCGTAAAGCCAATATCGCCAAACGGATCGGGATAGATGAATTCGTGATTTTCCAATTCCTGTACGATAAATTTCTGTTGGTATCTGCTCATGATTCAGCCTTTCTTAGGCTTTAGGTGCTGCGCCCTTTACTTGGAAATCCAACAATTTCGGCACTAAGCCTTTTCCTGTTGATTCCATTGCAACGGTTACATCAACCGCACAGGGGAATTTAAGGTTTTTCAATTTTTCAAAATTATGGCTGTCACCAAACTTCATGCTTGCCGCGGTAAAGCCCACGGCATTGCCGTTTGACGACATGGGGCTAGCTACCAAGACGGTGCATGAATCGATTTTGTTACCGTCGATTTCGCCTTTGAATTGTTTTGCACCCAACAAAGTGGCCGGATATGTGGTTACTTGGCTTGTTTCAAACATTTTTCAATTTCCTTCAGTTGTTTAAAAAATCGGATATTTGACGTTCCTCGTACTCAATATCCTTGATGTGTTGCCGTTCCCTGTCTTGAGGAAATGCGTATTCTCTCTCTTCAATCAAATCATCAAACAGTGTTTCAATGTTCAATGCGTTAATGGCTTTCTGTTCTTCGTGGATATACTGGAATTTCTGCGTTTGGTTTTTGCAATCGTATTGCTCAGGCTGTAAACCTTTTGGATAACCTTCAACGCCTTTCACCAGCTCATCAACTATCCTGCTATCGTCCCACCCTATATCGCGGAGGAAATTAACCATCTTGCCGACTTGATTCCTTGCATGAAAAAGCTTAACGTCGAATATCAGATTAACGTTTTTAACTTTTACTTCCATGCGCTTGGCTTCTGTCTTGAATATCGCCTTACAAATCGGATATGCGCCGCCTAGATACGACCCCGAATAAAGTAGGATATCCAAGGGTATTTCTATATCCCCCGCCCTGAATTCTGTTTCAAACCTGACCCAAGGGCTATCAACATCTCCAAACTGCCTGCCTTTCTCGTAAACACGGGTAAATTTTGAATTTCCGCGCTTGCCGATGTAAAAGGTTTTTCCACTGCCGTCTTCATTGCGCCATGCCGTGCCGCGACATTCGCTTTTTGGCCGCATATTGTGTACGTCGTAATGTCCGTTATCGTGGTCTAACATTGCCTGATCGGGTGTGTACTCTCCGTTGAAAAAATCATGGGCTACATCGACACGGGTTATTTTCGGGCGGACGCATTTACTTAAGAATTCATGTAGGCGGTTTTCCCAACCGGGTAAAGCAGCCATGCAGCCTGTACCGTTCAATTCAACCAACATCGTTTCACGTTGACCGCCGTAATGAACCTTTCCGTATTCAACGTTATCGGGCCCGAGTTGATAACAGCTTTGATAGAAAAACTTTCCTTTAAACGGTAATTTTCTGGTAATGCCGAATCCCAAGATTTCTTCAAGCAGCTCGCTATACTGGACAACGAATTCCGTATCTGATACTAAGCCCTTTCCGGTTACTTTCGTCATGGAATTTTCATGTATCGTGAAAGTGATTTGGTCTATGAACGCTCCGTCATCCCTGCCACGCCTTAACGGTATTTCTATAAATCTGCCTTTGCCGTCCGATACAAAATGACTGAAATACTCGAATTGAAATTCTTGGTTTTCTGTTTTTTCCGCACCCTTCGGATTTGGGGTTTTATTTTGCTCCCCCCCTATTAGCCTAGGGGGGCAGCCTACGGCGGTTGCCGCAGCCCCGCCGTCCGCTAACGCGTCCGCCATGTCCGCGGACACCGCCAAGGCTTTATCTTCAAAGGCTTTCAC